AACACAAGCAGTGATTAGACATCAACACACGGGGGCGACCCCGTGTGTTCCTATCTCGAAAGGTAAAACATGGGGAAACCATTTGACGTTTCAAAATTTCGCAAAGAAATTACCAAAAGCATTGACGGCCTTAGCATAGGCTTCAACGATCCCACTGACTGGGTCTCCACAGGCAACTATGCCTTGAACTACCTAATCTCAGGAGACTTCAATCGTGGCATTCCCTTGGGCAAGGTCACTGTGTTTGCTGGCGAATCAGGTGCTGGCAAGAGCTACATCTGCTCGGGCAACATCATCAAGAACGCACAAGAACAAGGTATCTTTGTAGTGCTAATCGACAGTGAGAATGCATTGGATGAAGACTGGCTCAAAGCACTAGGTGTTGACACCAGTGATAGTAAACTGCTCAAGTTAAGTATGGCCATGATTGATGATGTTGCTAAAACAATCTCAACATTCATGAGTGACTACAAAGCCCTGCCCGATGGTGAACGTCCCAAGGTCATGTTTGTAATTGACTCATTGGGTATGTTGTTGACTCCCACAGACGTTAACCAATTTGACGCAGGCGAAATGAAAGGTGACTTGGGTCGTAAACCCAAAGCACTCACAGCACTTGTTCGTAATTGTGTAAACATGTTTGGTAGCTACAATGTTGGTCTGGTATGTACCAATCACACATACGCAAGTCAAGACATGTTTGATCCAGATGACAAGATCTCAGGTGGACAAGGCTTTATCTATGCCAGTTCAATTGTGGTTGCTATGAAGAAGATGAAACTCAAAGAAGATGAAGACGGCAACAAAGTATCCGAAGTAAACGGCATTCGCGCTGGTTGCAAAGTTATGAAAACACGCTATGCCAAGCCTTTTGAAGGCGTTCAGGTTAAAATCCCTTACACAACAGGCATGAGCCCTTACTCAGGTCTTACTGATTTGATTGAGAAAAAGGGTCTGCTTAAAAAAGAAGGCAACAGCCTTGTGTTTACCACCAGTGCTGGAGAGATCATCAAGAAGTTCCGTAAAGGTTGGGAACGCAACGATGACTCATGCTTGGATGTTGTGATGAAAGACTTTGGTAATCAGACAGAAACGGTAAGTACTGAAGAATCTGATCAGGGAGAATAATACAAATGCATTTAGATTTAGTAGCAGAAATTTGGAGCGAATTAAAACGCTATATTGGTACAATTGATCGCAGTGAAGCGGCAGATAGTTTTATCAATATGCTAATTGACCACGACTATTCTCCAGAAGACATTCGAACAACATTTAAATCAGACAGCGATATTAAAAAAGCACTAGTCAACTATATTCAAAACGATTCTGAAGAACAGGATGAAGACGAAGAGTATGAAGAAGAAGAGGACTGGGACGGTGAAGATTATTAATCATGTACTATAGCAAGGTAGTAGCAAGTCTTTCGGCTATTCCGGATTTTATTGCACATTATGAACGAGAGCTAGGCTTGGCCAAGAGAGAATGTGTAATAGGCGGACTAGTTGAAAAAAATATTAAAGAATTGCCGGGTATTACGGAACATCGTTTTAATCAGCTTCAGGAAATAGAAGCAGTACTCAATCTTCTTAATATACAATTACGCAAAATCCGTCGACGCCATTTCCAAAAATATCTGGAAGGATATGCTCGTGCATTAACATCTCGAGACGCTGAAAAATATGTAGATGGTGAGGATGAGGTTATTGATTTTGAAACTATTATCAACGAAGTGGCTCTATTGCGTAATAAATGGCTGGGTATTATGAAAGGACTTGATACTAAACAATGGCAAATGGGCCATATTGTTAGATTACGAACGTCCGGTATGGAAGACATTCAAGTATGAACAAAACTTATTTTATTTCTCCAGAAGAGAGTCATCAACACAGTTTGCAAACATTAAATCAGTTATATGCATATGATGACTTTATGGAAAGTATTACCACAGTAGCCGACATGGGTTGCGGACGTGGATTAGACATTGAATGGTGGGCCACCAGAACCACCAGGGATGAACGTGCTGACCCTTTAAATATTAAATGTTACGGAATTGATCAATTTGAACAATTTCCAATGGCTAGAAAATATCACAATACACAATATCAACGACAAGACTTTGAAGACCCAATTACAATACACAAAACAATGTTTGATGTGATTTGGTCGCATGACTCATTTCAGTATGTTATAAACCCGTTTCGAACATTGACCAACTGGAAAAAAGTCATGAATCCAAATGCCACATTGGTCATAATCTTGCCCCAGACTACCAACATGGAATTTAATACACAGGCGTTTGATCAGTTAGATTTTCAATATTACAATTGGACAATGGTCAGCCTAATTCATACCCTGGCAGTTTCGGGATTTGATTGCAGAGATGGTTATTTTTTAAAACAGCCAGATAGTCCCTGGTTACATGCAGTTGTGTACAACAGTGATCAATCTCCAAAAAATCCAAAAACCACTACCTGGTATGAATTAGCCGAGGCAAAGTTATTGCCAGTCACGGCTGTTGATAGCATAAACAAATATGGGTACGTAAAACAACGAGACCTAACACTACCCTGGATTAACAAAGCGTTAACCTGGTTAGGTAAAGAATAAGAGGAACCAATGAAAAAAACTGCTTTTGTTACCGGAATGACCGGCCAGGATGGTCCGTACTTGGCAAAGTTATTGCTTGAAAAAGATTATCAAGTGTTTGGACTAGTTAAAAGATATAGCAATCCAAATCTTGACAATATTAAATGGTTAGGAATTGAAAATGATATTGAACTAGTAACTGGTGACATCACCGACGAAAACTCAATGAATCATCTGATTAGAAGTTTAAAGCCAGTGGAAATATATAATCTTGCGGCACAGAGCTTTGTTGGAATTAGTTGGGATTTGAACAAGTTAACTACAGAAGTCAATTCAATAGGCCCTCTTAATATCCTTAACGCAATTAAAACGCATAGTCCAAATAGTCGTTTTTATCAAGCAAGCACCAGCGAAATGTTTGGTAATGCTATAACAAACACTCAAAACGAAACCACACCATTTACTCCTCGTAGTCCGTATGGGGTTAGTAAATTGTATAGTCACTGGATGACTGTGAACTTTCGAGAAAGCTATAGTCTCTATGCTTGCTCAGGAGTATTATTCAATCACGAAAGCCCATTACGTGGGAAAGAATTTGTTACACGCAAAGTTACAGATGCAGTGGCCCGTATTAAACTAGGATTGCAGGAAACAATTACACTGGGTAACATTGACAGTCGTCGGGATTGGGGCTTTGCTGGAGACTTTGTTGAAGCAATGTGGCTAATGTTACAGCAAGCCGAAGCTAAAGATTACGTTATTGCCACAGGAGAACAACATACTATTCGAGAACTATTAGATGTTGCGTTTAATTATGTCAATATTCCTGACTGGGAATCCAAAGTACTAACTGATCCACGATTTAAAAGACCTGCTGAGTTGTATAGTCTGTGCGGGGACAGTACCAGAGCCCGCAGTTTATTAGATTGGAAACCAAAAACAACATTTAAACAAATGATTGAAGATATGGTTAATGCAGATCTACAGAGATACCAAGTTCGGCAATAAACGTTGAATAGGATAGCCCTTGGCAATCTCGTCCAAGGTCCATTCAGAATGTGCTATCATATTCAACCAACTACTACGATCCGGCATTGCCGGATTTTCTATTTCTGCTAGATTAAATCCAGCAATTGGTGCAGCCAAACTGCTAGGGCCAACAAACGCAGGCACACCATTTATAATTGATTGCGGTCCAGGTCCGCTACTCCAGTTAATAACTGCCCATGCGTTTTCCAATGATTGATCAAAATCAAAACAATCGTAGGAATTGGCAATTTTATTTGGAGAAATAGCTGTTGATATTATTTTTTGTCTTGGGTGGGATCTAATAACAATTGGACGATTTGTGTATTTTTTTAAACGACTGCACACATCATTGACCCATGTTTGTGTATCCGGTAATCCAACCCATTGTTGACTGTCCTGACGTTGTAATGCAATCACAATGTGATCACCTGAGGTTCTCCAGGGCACTGGTGTTAATCCAAGATCCAGCGTCCTTGATTCAGTTAAATCAATAAAATTATAACAAGATATTCCAGTACCGTTTAGTCCAATTTTCCATGTGTCTCCCCGACGCAACATTCCAATTTCAGCAACAATAACAGGCTTGTGCTGATATGCTTTCCATACATCTCGATTGCCTTGCATCCGACCTGTCCATAACATCGACCATATCACAGCGACATCAGCATCATACTCGTTGTGGACCACTTGATGGCCGAGAGATTTCAGACCTTGTTCTATGGCAGCAAATACTGGTGCCGAGTTCAATGCACCAAAGTTATTAAATAGACTAAATTTCATTTGTGTAAATAGTTATATATGTATAAAATCAATTCACTCTGGTATTCTCCCGAACCTCTTAATGGATTCTTTAGCGAGCGTTTGCAGGATGCTGTAGACGTTCATTATCAGCAACGCTACAGGTATTATGTATTTCAAAATATTCCACGCAAAAGAACCATGATTGACATTGGCGCCAATATTGGCATATTTGCTAGACCTAGTGCAGAACATTTTGAACATGTAATATGTTTTGAACCAGTGCTTAAAAACTTCGAAGTCCTGCAAAAAAATCTAGAAAATTATAAAAATGTGGAATTGCATAACCTGGGTCTTGGCGATAGAGATCAGACAGCAATATTTGAATTACAAACTCTCAAGTGTGGGCATACCAAACAAGTGGCAGAGTTTGTGCCCAACCCAGAGTTTGAACAACACACTGGAGTGTTGACCACACTGGATCGATTCAATTTTCAATCTGTTGACTGGATCAAGATTGATGTTGAAGGTTTTGAAAATGCAGTCCTTGAAGGAAGTCGCAATACTATACGTCAGAACAGACCTTGGTTGTTAATTGAGGACAACGGCCAACGAGATCAACACAGGCAATGGCTCAATGATTTATGCGGACCATATGAATCCGCGCCAGTTAAAAGTAAGAGCAACACAATTTGGACCCCATTATGAAACATTTACCGTATGAACGACAAGGTTTTAGTCAACATGACGAAACTGGAATTATTGAATATATGTTGGCAGGAATATCTGACCCAAAAAAAACTTTTGTAGAGATTGGCTTTGGCGACGGAACACAAAATATGACTCTGGATTTGCTACATCAAGGGTATTGTGGTGTTGGCATAGACGGATGGGACTGGGATCCATCCGTGATCGAACGGTGGCCAGATCAATTGATTAAAATACAGAGAATGATTTCTCCAGACGATGTTGTACAATACATACCAGAACAGTATTGGCAACCGGACTTTTTTAGCCTAGACATTGACAGTTTTGATTATGAAGTAGCGTCAGTCCTATTGCAATCAGGATTCTGCCCGGCCACTGTGTGTTGCGAGATCAACAAGAACTTTGGTAACGACTGGGCCAGTTTTCCTTATGTTGAAAAAACAATGAAAAAAGGCACATACAATAGGAAGTTTCATTATGGCTGTTCACTGTCAAAGTACAAAGACTTGTGGTCACAATATGGCTATGAGTTTTTTACATTTGACACAAGAGCAGTAAACGCATTTTGGTTTCACCCAGACCGAGTTGATATAAATTTAGATGTTCCTAGAAATCAAACACTTGATCAGATAGATACCTCTATTATAAAACAACAAATTTCCGATCACCAGTATTGGAACAATAAAGAAAAAGAAATTTATCAAACACTATGAAATATTCAGTACTAACAACATTCCATGCCACTGGTTATCAAAAATATGCTAGCCGCATGATTGATACATTTTTACAAAATTGGCCTCAAGAAGTTGACCTATATGTTTACACAGAAGATTGCACTATTACCCAATCTGCACCTAACTTATATGTGAGAGACCTGCATGCTGTGAGTCCAGAGATTGTAGCATTTAAACAGCGTTGGGGCAATGATCCACGAGCCAACGGTTTAGTTGCCACAGGTCCTGTAGATCACAAAGGCAAGGCTCCTGGCCTGGGATTTAGATGGGATGCAATTCGTTTTAGTCATAAAATTTATTCTGTGTGCCACGCCGCGAAAAATACCAATGCTGATATACTGTTTTGGATGGACGCTGACATGGTATGTCATACTCCTATCACAATAGATTTTATCAACAAACAAATCACACCAGATGTAGGCCTGGCGTTTTTAGGTCGCGAAAAGAAATTTACAGAATGTGGATTGTATGCAATGAATTTAAAAAACTCAACCACACAAGAATGGCTTAAAGAATTCCAGTTGGCATACGACTCGGACCGAGTTATGACCATGGCTGAATACAACGACTGTTGGGTATTTGATGAAACACGCAAAGAAGTACAGGTAAAGCATCCGGACTGGAAACAACTAAATTGGTCCAAGGGATTGATCAAGGGCGAAGGGCACCCGTTGATTAATACACCCTGGGGAGCATATCTTGATCATCTTAAAGGCAAGCGTAAAGACGTAGGACGTAGTAATCTTAAAGATTTGGTACGTCCTAGAAGTGAATCTTATTGGTCCTCGTCGGTACCAGTCTGACTGTAGTGTTCTTTGCTGTGTTTGGCTTTGTGATGAGTCAGATACGGGCCGAGAACAGTATGTCTCATGGGTGTTTTATAAGGTTTAGCAAAGTCAGCGCATAGATCAGTGCAGTCGGCCTTGGACAATTTGATTGCCGCACCAAATACATCATTGTCATAGAATCGTCTGAGATCTTTGTAGTCTCTTTTCTTATATCTACGAATGTATTCAGATTTAAATAATTTAAATTTTGGATGATGCGTATTAACAGCAAACACCCCAGTTTCGGGTACTAACCAATTGCCTGGATTGCCTTGTTTATCTTCGGTATATGATACTCCCAAATACAAAGATAAATGTGACGGATCAAGAATTTTATTCCAAAAATCCCACGGCATGGTACTTTCCGTAATTACATCTGCGTCGATCCATAATATCCACTGTTTGTCAGTGTTATTCATGGCATGGATAAAACTATATGCCTTCTTTGCAAATCTTTTAACACTTCTATGAAAGTCTTCTTGTTGTAATGCGTAATAGTCCTTGTCTAATTGATCAAATTGAATTTGTTTAATTCTGTAATTATTAGAAAATGAAAAATCCTCAACATAACAAGTGAGTTTATAATATGGGTTCCAATGTTTCAACCAGGAGTTGACACAGTCTTTACCAATCAAATCATAATATCGTTGATCAAAACTAGTGATAATTTCTATCATTTGTTGGCCCATCTTTTCATGTGTCTCCAGCAATGCCCAGATTTAAGTTCACTATGGCTCCAGTGGAATTGACTTATGCGTTTTATCCACGACTCTCGGTCGTACATAATAGGATTTTCTATATTTGCTAGATTAATGTTGGCAATTTCTTTGCACTGACTTCGGTCCGGATCAGTAACAAACACCGGAATGCCCTGTAATGCAGATGCAACTGCAGGACTACTGTTATGATTAACCATGGCCCAACATCGATTAAGGTCATCTTCTAATCTTTCATTGGTGCTAAAATGAACATTAAGCAATGCTCTTCCTCTACAAAGTTTTAGTAGACGCTCGCAGTATTTTTTTGCTCGTTTGTCTCCAGGGTGAGCTCTTATACGAATACTTCTTTGTGTAAACTTTCTTAATGTTGTTATGACATTTAGTGCCCAATCAACCACATTCCATCCTGCCATACTCCAACCACCATCTCGTTGAAGACAAATCAAAATATGGTCTCCATTTTTTCGCCAGGGGCTTAGTTCAACACCAATGGCTTGTTTTATAATCTCCCATCTGATGGGATCTGGTTCATGATCGCAATACTCGCCAGTGGTTGGAAAAACTCCATCGTAGCTATAACGCAACCAGTATCCAGGATTGGTAGTGTTTTTGTACAAAAACAAATTGCTATCTGCAATAACAGTTCTACCACCAATGGCTTTTTGACGATCAATGATTTCTTGTCTAAACGCCAGATGAGCACCAGTTTTACCGTTCTCGTGAACCCAGCCCAATATCATTGCAACATCGGCTGGTTCGTATTGCATAGTTTCAATCACCTGTCCTTCATCCCCGACGTTAATTACCCCGTCGATAAAATATCTTAGTGTATTTGCCTTGTTATTTTGTTTTTGCAAAGACTCAGGTGTGGGCTCTTGTTTCTTAGGCAAGGTTGCTAGATAACTTATAACTTTCATTTTGTCAAAATCCTAAATGCAGTACCATCTCGTAACTCGTCTACATGAAACTGCCCATAGGCAAGATGATGTGCCCATGCATGGAGTTTATCTCTATCAGGATAGTAGGGTGTTTCAATCTTGCTGAGATCTGTGTTGCCAACCGGCATTGCCGCATTTGATGGAGCCAACACAAATGCTGGAACTCCCTGCATGACTGCTTCTGTGGCCGCAACGCTGTTAAATGTTACTAATGCATGGACATCTCTTGCCAAGATAGCAGATAATGGATTCAATTGTACACGGTCTATTCTTTTTGGCTCACGTTGTCTGATAATAATTGGCCGGTCTGTGTATTTTTTTAAAGTTGCCACAGTTTCAATGAGCCAGGTTTCCAAATCAATTCCATAAAACTTGCAGGGTTTTTCGTCAGGCGCCGCAACAATTATTACTTTTCCATATTTTCTTGGGTGCAATTGAATTCGAAGTTTTTTCCATCTATCATCAGGCCTGGGAACTATTTCGTTGTGTTGAAGATCATTTTTTACAATTCTGTGCCAATTCTTCCACCCTTGCGGATTCTGATCATTTGGTTGATTACCAAAGTAGCCGCTGTCCATGTAATAGAATGTTTTATTATCTTCCCAGCAACTGCGCATAATTTTGTGTTTTAAAATCCCACGCAGTACCACGGGCCTATCATCAACTACTACATCATAATAATAATCAAAGTCGTCGGAGTTGGTTATTTTTCCTCCGCATCCTTGGGCAAACATATTGATATATTCATCTTTGCCGTTCTTACTAAGAAATAACCACTCGCTCATTATAATGTCCTTTGTAAACAATACTCAGTGAGTATGCGTTCTCTGTGCCACTCTTCACTTTGTGGTGTGTCAGCAAACTCGTGGAAGCATGGAGTGCCCAAGGTATAGTGCAAGAGCTTGGCCGCGGGGTTTGGCCCGTATTCATCGGGCAACCAATTCCATTCAGGCGGCAGTTCGCCAAGTCGTTCATCATCGATCCAGGTAAATCGATGTAGTTCAGCCCCTGTGGCTTTCTGTATAAATCCTGGGGTTAGCTTACGATTAGGAAAACTTCCGCAGTTCCACAAGATAACGCTACTCCAATTTTTTCTAGGATAATCTTCATTTTTTGATCCAAGATATTTCTCAGTCATCTTTGTTTTATAATCATGTTTGACTACCAATACATCCTTGTAGGGGTTCTGTAATTCCCATAATTTAGTAATGTCGTCACGCACAACCATATCACCATCTATAAAAATGGCCCACCCTGTAAATTGCATCAAGTGCGGCACAAGGAAACGACTGTAGATAAATTGATTGCTACCATCTGTGTGTGTTTCTTTATAGTCTTTAAATAAATTTAATGCCAGCGGGATAATCTGTACTGGTTGTGTTGCATGCCTAATAATACTATTAGCACAGGTATGAAACGCAATTGCTTCTCTAGGATCGTATCCTATGAAAATTGGAATCATTTTCTTTCAATGTCCTCTTCGATACAGTTCTCACCGTATTGAATTTCAATTAATTTTAACGGCTGGTTGGTTTCGTTACACAGCATGTGCCATTGGCCTTTGTCGATAAACACATATTCGTGCAGACCGTATGTGCCAACCAGATCGTGATCACTGCTGGAGTCTAGTGTATAAACTGCGGCTTCACCTTCAGCAACAAACCAAAACTCTGCACGTTGATCATGACGTTGCATGCTCAAACATGTCTTGGGCGTCACTGTTAGTTCTTTGAGTTTGGTGTTTGCGCCTACTTCGTGTAACACACGATAGTATCCCCAGGCACGTGAGGTCCGGGGCTTCTTCCAATCCTCGAGAATCCATGAACTAGAATTCTTCTTGTCCTCTCCACCAACACCAAACACAAACTCTACGTCATCGAACACCATTTCTGGAATGTTATTCTGGGTACGATCGCCGCCGTTGGCAAACACAATAGTATCAGTTGGGTAACGTTGTTTGATTAACTCAATTGCATTGCAACTGGAGTTGTCATCATCGTTGTAAACCACAACTTCGTCAACAATGCTCAACGCACTGATTAGTTCAAAACGTTCACTCATAGGCATAAAAGGCCTACCTTTTTTACGAGTAAGCCATTCATCAGAGTTGAGTCCGACAATCAATATGTCGCCTAGTTGTTTTGCTGATTTAAAGTAAGCAAGGTGCCCGGAGTGTATGGGATCAAACCCACCTGTAACAAGTACGATTTTCATAGAAATATTTATCTATGTATATTATGGTAAATATAATATGGACCACTTTTATCAAGACATAGACGGATTTATGAGCGTTAGAAACACAATCATGCTTGACATGGTGTTAGAACAATTTCCTAAAAAAGGCACATGGGTTGAGCTAGGATCATGGACAGGTCGTAGCGCGGCATATTGTGTGGTTGAGTTAATCAATCGAGATAAACTAGGTGAATTCTATTGTGTAGACAGCTGGCAGGGCGAAACTGACATAGCATACGATCAAGGCGTGATACAGGACATGGAAAATATTTTCCGTAAAAATGTCAATCCAGTGATAGATTCAATTACCATGTTGACCATGATGAGTTGGGCCGCCGCAGAAAAATTCAAAGATGAATCTGTGGATTTTTGTTATGTGGATGCTGGACATAGTTACGAAGCAGTAACAAAAGATCTCACTGCATGGTGGCCAAAACTGTGCCCTGGTGCCATGTTTGGTGGTGATGACTACACAAAAGGTTATCCAGGAGTGCAACAAGCAGTTTGGGACTTTTTTGGACCAATGAATATAAAAGTACGCAGATCAGGACGTTGTTGGTTGGTCACAAAACCAACAGCCGGTAATAATTTAATTTAAATAAAGAATGAAACAAGACTGGTTAGAGTTTTACCGAAAAAACTATTACAATTTATTAAACCCACGTGTTAGCGCAATAAAGCGAGGGTTAGTCGATGGCTTATATCAAAGAGCACACGGATTTAACATTATGTTTGCTGAACTGGTAACACGCGGTCAAGATCAGTATCATATAATTGAAACTGGCACTCTACGAAATCCCGGAAACTGGAAAGACGGCCAGAGTGCAAAATTATTCACTGAATTTGTGGACATTCACAACGGATCTGTAAGGTCAGTAGATATTGATCCGGGTGCATGTTCCTCAGCATCAGCCGCAATACGGTCCAAGAACTTTACAGTTACCTGTAGTGACAGCGTAACTTGGTTAAGCAAACAACCAGATTTATCTACAGTTGATTTGTTCTACTTAGATTCGTGGGACGTCAAGTGGGAAAATGATCTGGACAGCGCCGAGCACCATTTAAGCGAATTTAAGGCAATTGAACCTTACTTGAAATCTGGATGTATTGTGGCCATAGATGACAACAGTAGATTCAAAAACACAAACCAAAGAACTGGCAAAGGTCGTAGGATTGTTGAATACCTTGAGTCAAAAGGTAAACACCCTGTATACGACGAATACCAAATAATTTATAAGTTTTAAAATGATCATCGATACCTTATTGTTTAACAACGAATTTGACATGCTAGACATACATCTAGCCATTACCAACCACTATGTAGATCGCTGGATAGTGTTGGAAGCAAGTAGAACATTCAGTGGCATTGAAAAACCCTACCACCTGACTGACAATTTGAAAAAGTACAATGAAAAGTATCCGGGAAGAATACAAGTAATTCAACAACCACTGACTGCTGATCAAACCAACCTAATCTGCGAAACCACAATGAGACAAGGATTTAAAACTGCACTCAGCAGTTGCAGTTTGGATGATATTGTTATTCACGGAGACCTTGACGAAGTCATTGATCCAACCAAGTGGAGTAAAATTCTTAATCAGATGGATCAACATAATCGGCCAGTGAGTTGTGGATTTGATATGTATATGTACCGAGTTGATCAACGTGCAGATCGTGGCTGGAAAGGTAGTGTAGTTGCCAGGCGGCGCATGTTTGAAACACCACATGACTTATACAAAGGCGACCGAGCAGTGGTCAAAAGAAAAAACCGCAATCATTGTGTTGGCATAAACGAATCAGTTGGTTGGCATTGGACCTGGATGGGCAGTGACGATCTAATAAAAAACAAAGTGATTAGCTGTATTGAAAGTCAGCACAGAGATCCCGAACAAGTACTACATGCTTTTAAACAGTTAGACACAATATCAGCTATCAATCACAAGTGTACTACTCATGTTGTGCCTACTGTGTATCCTGATCCTGTACAACAAGTATTACAACAATATCCACACTTCTGGCATAACCCACCTTTATGACCACAGTTGACTGTGCATGTTTGATACATGGAGACAAATATAACTGGTCCTATGTTGATACTTTATACCATATGATCTGTAGAAACGTCAGCATGGACGTACGGTTTCATGTTTACACAGAAGCTTCTCGTGGTGTACCGTCACCTTTTATCAAACACGAATTAATAGATTGGCCAGGAGTTTCTGGACCTAGACAAAGTTGGTGGTACAAGTTACAACTTTTTAACCCTGAACATTTTCAAGGCAGAATGTTGTACCTAGATCTTGACACCGTTATATTTGAAAACATAGACTGTTTATGGAGCGATAGTAGCAAGTATTTTTGGACAATTAAAGATTTTAAATACCTATGGCGTGATTGGGCAGGAATTAACTCAAGTTTAATGCTTTGGGACACAGTTAAATTTAGCTACATCTGGAACGATTTTTTGACACAAGATCTGTCAGACGTAATAAAAAAATACCCAGGAGACCAAGATTATTTGTCCGCAATATTAAACCCAAGAGACATACGGTTTTTTGACAGTAATTTAATTAAAAGCTGGCGCTGGCAGTTGTTGGACGGAGGACTTGATTTTAAAACAAGAAAATACCGTCGACCAGGCGCAGGCACATTGTTAGACCCCACAACACGTATTGCTATTTTTCACGGAAATCCCAAACCTCATGAAATTACTGACCCGGTTGTGCAGAAGTTCTGGATCAAGTATAAATAACTATAATTGGAGATAACACAATGGCTACACGCACATTTAAGTTTTATGGCAAAGCATTCACTACAGGTGGTCCTGTAACAGTGAGTTTAAATTTTAACAATCAACCAGTGTTTACAGGCGCTGTTTCTGCATCAACAGGAGCAACCCCTGGGAATAATAACGAAGGCCTATCAGAACTGTTTACATTTGAAGCAGACACTTCTGTATATGGTGACATTCCTTTGACTTTAACTGTGACCGGTGGTGATTTATTCTACGGCAGAATTACTGCTAATTACGGCGGCGACGTATACACAGTAGATCCAAGTCGTTTACCAGACAGAAACAATCCCGACTCTATTCCTGCTGGACCAATTTTTAGTGCTGATGATCCAGGAAGAACCTTTGTAACTGCATCTGTGGATAATTATGTACCAGTAGATTATAATGTCACCGATGGAAGAGAAAACGTTCAGATTAACGGAGTAGCGGTTCCTGATAAAAATCCAACTGACCCTGCACAAGTTGGTAGATGGCAATATTTAATTACTAACGAAAGCACATTGACTTGCACACAGAAAGTTGTTAGGGCATTGCCTATTGAATAAATGCTTAAAAATTAAGCAGTTTTCTTATCAAACCCTACTACTAGTAGGGTTTTTCTTTTGTTGCACAAAAACAACACCCAAAAACTGCTTAAAAAATAGGCAAAAAATCCTGGTTGACCATTAAATAGGGTTTTGCTATAATTATACAATAATAAGTAGCAAGGAATACAAGTTTTGTATTGTTTGCAACAAGATCAACTAACAGTTGACCGGTAATTCACAGTTTGCTATAATATAGCATAACTTAACAAAACAGGAGCCAGATCAATGACGCAAGTACTCGTTCGTAGCGGTAACTACCGCAAACAAACTGTTCGTGGTGTTACTTTTACACTAGTTAAAGACTACACACAAGGCGCTCGAGGTGGCTTTGTGACAGTAGAAAGCAATGGCTACTTTGGCGCAGAACACAATGTGGTACGCATCAAAGTTGATAGCATTCAAGATATAGAAATTGTTGGAGATAACATGCCCAGTGTAAAAGAAACTAAGGTAGTAGAATTTAAACATACTGCTCCGGTGGAAACCGAAGAGCAAGCAATGGATCGTATTCGTGAGCGATTTGATATCCTGCACGACATGACCAAAGCCTGTGTCAGCGGCGATATCCGTGCTATGATTGTGAGCGGCCCACCCGGCGTAGGCAAAAGCTTTGGTGTGGAGCAAGAAATTGACAAGGCCTGCTTGTTTGACAAATTGGCTAGCAAACGACTTCGTGCCGAGGTAGTTAAAGGTAGTGCCACTCCAATTGGTTTGTATCAAACACTTTACAAATTTAGTGACGCCAATTGCGTAGTTGTTTTTGACGACTGTGACAGCATCTTGTTAGATGACGTTGCTCTTAACTTGCTCAAGGGTGCCCTGGACTCCGGCAAGAAGCGTACTATTTCATGGCTGTCAGAGTCTAGTGCTTTGCGTCGTGAAGGTATCCCAGACCGTTTTGAGTTTAAAGGTAGTGTTATCTTTATTACAAACTTAAAGTTTGACCAAATGAAATCGCAAAAATTGCGGGATCACTTGGACGCATTGCAAAGTCGTTGCCACTATCTGGACTTGACCCTGGACACCATGCGTGACAAACTGTTGCGCATCAAACAGATTGCCAAAGATGGTGTGTTGTTTGCAGACTACGACTTTAACGAGTATGCACAAGATGACATTATTGACTTTATGCATGTCAACAAAGAACGCCTGCGTGAGGTAAGTCTGCGTATGGCGCTGAAGATTGCAGACTTGCGCAAGAGCTTTCCTAACAACTGGAAGCGCATGAGCGAGACAACATGTATGAAGAGTGCCTAATTAGCAGGTAAGGTTACCGGATCATCATTTTAGTCTAGCTCCTAGATGATCCGTTTAAGGGGTACCTTAGGGTACCTCTTTTTTTATTTGTATGTGTTGACGAGTGCCGTAAATACAAAATCTTATGAATATTACGTTTGAAAAACATCCTAAAGTATGGCGACACCCAAATTGGGGAAGACTACAGCTACGACTATTTGCAGAGGAGTGCAAAATTCGCAGGGAAAAGAACATTGAGGATTATATCATTAACAATGGTATCAGCAAAGTTCATGTACTCAAAGATAATAAAATATTGGATAAGTTTTTTGATAAACACAATGTTCAACTGGTATCACCAGGTGACGCTGAACTAGTTGTCATCACTGACCAACGATTTAGCAGGCTCACAGTAAAAAATATGATTACAGAACTAAATTTGTTATTGGATTTATGTCCTAGGATTTACTTTTGTTTAAACCGTTATTATTTAAATGCCGCAGAAACATTTGTTGACCCAGGGTTACCTGAGCATTTTGATACAGCTATTGTTAAATGGTTAGAAAACAATCTTCGAGATACTGTTGTATTAAATCGTAGCGAAATATTTGTCGAAGACGGTAGTTGTTTTACCTGGGTAGTGCCATCATGTGAGTTATTATTATGTCGAAAGTAATTGGAAAATATGCAGACGCAGTTCTAAGAACAGACTTTAGAACCAGTTACACAAGATGGAAATTTAGCAAACCTAAACATAACTATTTTGTAAGAAATCGTCATTCAAAAGAAATCATACTTGACAACTACGACAAGTACATCATTGATCATCTGAGTCCAGGTAAGACTATTACATATGATGGTGCTGGATATTATCTTGACCCTGCAATTGACAATTTAACAGTAATCGAACTAGTACCTTTGGTACTGTCCTGGTATCCAAAGGCCGTTATTGACACAGGAGAAGATTCTGTTAAACATTTGTACAACCAAGCTGACAATTTTATTGTTAACAACACCATAAGACTAAGGTGGAAAACATTTGATGAGTATACCGAGTATTGGCAATTCCAAACTAGGTTCTTTAAGCCAGGCACACAAATATTTTTCTCTTTTAGGGATATCTTTATTTTTCATAATCGATTAAAACACAATTTTAGCATATTACTGCAAGCCTGGTTGTTAAGTATGGAACAATACGGATTTAAGTTGTTGTGGGTCAATTATGATCTGATTAAAATAAATGACACTCTTGTTGATTACACCTGGCTACCTGAGGTTGATGATATGATCAATGGCAATGTTAAAATACATTGGGAGTATTGTCCGTGAACATTATTTGTTACACAGGAGGAACTTGCGGTCATGTGTTAGCGGCCATAATAGATTCCACCAACTGCAAATTATCAAAAACAGCAGTTAGGATGCCTGCAGAAAGATGTCGTCTAAATAAACCTCACACCTTTTTAAATGATTTAGAAAAAACTCAGTATGTACAAAACATTAGTTTAGTGTATAATAGCTTACCCAGTCATGATTTAACCTATCATGTTAGTGCTGGTCAAGATTTTATTACTGTTACTGTAAATAAATTTGACACAGCATTGTGGGCCGCAGAAAGATTTAAACAGTTGCACAGACCAAATGTGTGGGAAGAGATGCAACAGTTTTGCGGTGCAAATGACGTTGCAGGATATGCAAAAACATTAATAGACTACTCTAATATGGTAAAGACACATACAAAAAAGATTGTTACACTTGAACGCATACTATCGGGGTATGCCGTTGAGGATCTTGCTAACTATGTAGAATCACCTGAACTGGATAATAACTTTTACCAAGAATGGCTGAAACTACAAAACTATGCAGGCTAAATTAATAATCAGAGACGAAGTAAATTTAAAGATTGAAGGACTTGATTTAACTGCTAGGCGTGCCTTAGTAAATAAATTCAAGTTTGATGTTCCTTATGCACGATATCTACCAGCGGTAAGACTGGGCAGATGGGATGGTAAGGTCAGCTTCTTCCAACTAGGTGGCAGTACCTATGTAAATCTACTGCCTGAGATCATTCCCATCCTAGAAGACTACAACTACGACATTGACGTAGAGGATTTGCGCGAATATCGTACCACCTTTGATTTTACGCTAGTCAAGGAAGATACCTTTGCTGAAACAAATTGGCCCAAGAATCATCCGATGGAAGGCCAACCAATTATGTTGCGTGACTATCAGGTAGAGATAGTCAACAACTTTTTACAAAACCCACAATGCATACAAGAAGTGGCCACAGGCGCAGGCAAGACAATTATGACTGCGGCTATGAGTTACAGCATACAACAATACGGACGTAGTATTATCATTGTTCCCAACAAAGACCTAGTGAGACAAACAGAAAAAGATTACATTAATCTTGGACTTGACGTTGGAGTATATTTTGGAGACCGAAAAGAGTATAACAAGACACACACAATCTGTACCTGGCAGAGTCTAAACAACATGATGAAGAACACCAAGTCCGGCGAAGCAGAAGTTAGCATTGGGGATTTCATTGAGGGTGTGGTGTGCGTTATTGTAGATGAAGTACACATGGCCAAAGCAGATGCACTAAAAACGTTGTTGACCAGTGTTATGTCTGAAGTGCCAATTCGGTGGGGATTAACCGGTACAGTTCCCAAGGAACGATTTGAATTTGAAGCATTGCATGTTAGCCTTGGACCAGTTATTAGTAAGTTGGCCGCCAGTGAATTGCAAGACAGGGGTGTGCTGGCACAATGTCATGTGAACATTGTACAGCTAGTTGATCATGTTGAATACAGCAATTACCAAAGTGAGTTAAAATACCTACTAGAAGAATCAGGCAGGCTAGATACAATTGCCAGCTTAGTTAAACAGGTCAACGAGACTGGTAACACATTGGTTCTGGTTGACCGTATCAGTGCAGGACAATCACTGGCCGATCGTCTTGGGGACAAAGCAGTATTTGTTTCGGGCGCAACCAAAGGTACAAAAAGGCAAGAACACTATGATGAAATTGCAGAATCAACAGGCAAAATTATTGTTGCCACTTACGGGGTGGCGGCGGTTGGTATTAATATACCACGAATCTTTAACTTGGTGCTGATTGAGCCCGGAAAAAGTTTTGTAAGGGTTATCCAATCAATTGGTAGGGGCATTAGAAAAGCAGAAGATAAAGACCATGTTCAAATTTGGGACATAACCAGTACCTGCAAATTTGCAAAGCGGCACATGACCAAACGAAAACAGTTTTACAAAGAAGCCAACTACCCATTCTCTGCTGAAAAATTAGAATGGATGACCATCAAGTAACTGTTGACTTTCTGCAATAATACTGTATAATACTTACTATGAGAATACTAACACTAGATAATGCCTGCTACGATTTAGACACATTGCCTGACGAAGTCGATGACATGCGTTTTGCAATACTAGATAACAGCGATCCATCAAACCCAGATTATCATTATATTCCTTTGATCTTTTTGGAAAGTTTTAATAGTCCAGCACTGGTATTACGTATTGGTGAAAATCAAATTCGTATGCCAGTTGATTGGCAAATTTTAATTGGAGAACCCGACATAGGAGACCTCGAGGTACTGCCTCTGACGTCTATTAATGATCGTGGCTTCAAAGCCTTCCAGTTTAACCCACTGACCAGTTTTAGACCTAGTTTTCCTGATATTGAAATCATTGATGTTTACCACGAAGTTGCTTGGTATGCGCCTAAACTCAAGAATGGGCAAATGCTAGCAGTTCCAATTCAGGATGGAGAAAATCCTGAGTGCATATATTTTGTAAAGGATGTTAGTCGCAACTGTGAAATTGTTGACTACAACAAAGCTTGGTAAATGAAACTGTTGATATTACAATTATTAACAAGTTTAACTGCAACCGGAATGATTACATTCACAGTTACTCACATGCACCAAGACTACTTTCACTTAGAAGCAATACTATGGGCAATACATTGGATAACAGCTTGGCCAATTGCTTTTGTAACCATTCGGTGGATTTCTCCAGTGTACCAAAAATTTATTAATAGGTTTTATTAAATGGAACAATACAAAGACGAATCAGACAGACCACGAGTGCCGGTTATTCTAAAAAAAGAAATCAACCCCATTGACACTCGGATCGCAGAACTAGAAGAAAAACTCAAACAACAGGCCAGCGAAATTGAACGTATTCATCGAGAGCATGGCCGTATGAAAAACCATATTAATATATTGTCAAAGGCAATTGGTAATGTCAGATAAACTAAACATCAATAATGAAATGCGCCAGCTTGATACCAAGAATCGTAATTTCTATGATAGTTTAACTCCGGAAGAATTAAAAAAGTTCAGCAACTATCTTATGATACGTTGGGGTAGTAGTGTTGAGGATAGCAGTGAGATACAAGCATACTATGTGCGTAGTTGTAATCATTACTTAAACAAACATTTTTTTGCTATAAACAAACATCCCAAACTTCAGTGGTTGTGTGCCACTGCTATTAGTCCTGACCTAGGAACACCACGACATCCTTGGATTGCTCCAAAGAAAAAAGAAGCAGGTGCTGGAAGTATTAAGAAGCAGTTGGCAGAATTATATCCAACCAAAAAAATGGACGAGATAGAATTGCTTAGTAAGTTAATTACTAAAAAAGAACTAGATGAATACGTTAAAGATCACGGTCAGGAAAAATGACATACCAATGCCAGTATTGTAAAAAAGACTTTTCTAGAGAAAGTAGTTTGGCAGTACACGTCTGTGAACAAAAGAAACGTAGACAAGATCAGAATGAACGTGGAGTCCAACTGGGATTTCAAGCATATTTAAAATTCTACGAAGTCACACAAGGGTCAGCTAAATTAAAAACATTTGATGACTTTGCTGATAGTTCGTATTATCGAGCATTTGCTAAGTTTGGCAGATACTGTGTAGATATTCGAGCAATCAATCCTGCAAGGTTCACCGAATGGGTGGTTAAACAAAATAAAAAACTTGATTATTGGTGCAAGGATACTATCTACACAGAATACCTGTTATGGTATCTTAAAATTGAGTCTGTTAATGATGCATTGGCCAGGTCTATTGAACATAGTATTGACTGGGAAGAGAAGAATGGTCATGCATCAAAAGATTATCTAAGATACGGTAACACTAATATAATTTGTCATGCAATTACTACTGGCAAGATCAGTCCCTGGGTAATTTACAACTGTGACAGTGGCCGGGAGTTCTTAAACGGACTTGATGAAAAACAAATTGCAATGATATGGTCATACATTGACGCAGATGTATGGCAACAAAAATTTAAAGATTATATGGCAGATCAAGAATACGCCAAGGACATTTTATCAAAGGCAGGATGGTAATGAGCGCAGATATCGACATTGACTTTGCTGACAGAGAAACAGTATTAAAATTAGTAAAGCACATTCCTGCACGACAATCAGTTAATGAACAAGTGCGTCGACACAACAGTGGTGTTTACGTTACTGATATTCCATTCGATCCAGTGAATCAGTGTGCTGCCATAGACTATGAAGAAGCCGAACAACGTGGTTACTTTAAGATAGACTTTTTAAACATGAGTGTTTATCAGTTGGTTAAAAGTCCTGAACATTATGATCAAATGATCAAAACTGCACCTCCATGGACAAGACTATGGACAGATAACGCATGGGCTTCTCGGTTGGTACACGTCGGAAACTATACAGAATTGTTAAAGTCGATGCAACCAGATTCAATAGCTAGGATGGCTGCGTTTATCAGTATTATTAGGCCAGGAAAAGCACACTTACAAAATAAAGATTGGAACACAGTCTTTGCTGGTGTGTGGGACGGAGATGATAGTCGCGGGTACACGTTTAAAAAATCACATGCAATTAGCTATGCTGTGTTAGTTGCCCTACACATGAATTTGCTACACGAAGCAGATCAACTTGAAAAATTAATCAATCTTTCTGACTAGTGTAATTGATTTACGTTTACTTTTTCTGCGAGTGATATCACTTAAACTGCAAACAGGTCCGTGTAATATTTCAAGGTCTTTGTTGGCAAAAGTTCTTAAATATGGCTTAAATGGAGTCCACTCTGCTTTTAAGTATATGTTAATAGGTATACTGTGGTTACTTTCCCACCACCAATCATTGGCCAACTCAATAAACAGCTTTTTTAGTTCAGGGTCAGTAACATCACCAAAGTCGTAGATTGTTGTAATCGCGTCATCTCGATTTTGTATAATTCCCACGTATTCCGTCCCTGCATACAAGCACAGAGTTATAAACGGATACTTTTCAGTCAATTTTGTAAAGATATTATCACCCATAAATATTAGTTGGAGATCCAAATGTATTCAACCACTGCCTATTTATATCAGCAAATCCAACAGGTAATTCTGATTGACACGTCAGGCATTGGCTCAACTTTTGATAGAAGGTGGCAACCAGTGTACGCAAAAGACTTAAAATTAAATTTAGGAGTGGATAATGTTATTTTATTCCAGTTCCTAAACCAGGACCAAAAACCTGTAAACATCACAGGCGCAACGTTTACGTTCCGTATGATTAGTCAAAACGGAGAAAATTTGTTATATGCCAAAGAGCTTGTGACACTTAATGCACCAACAGGCAGAGCTAAAGTAACTGTCACTGCCGAAGAGACAACATATTTCCAAGCACAACCCGCTAGTTGGAGTTTAGAAATTACGTCAGGTGTTTTAAATCAAGCAGTATTCACAGACGACTATGCCGGCGCCCGTGGTAATATTGATATTGTAGACAGCGTATTTCCAGCTTTTGTTGCCAGCCAAGAATTAACTATCCCAAGCCAAGCCCCTGACAGTTCTATCCATTACACCAGTACAATTACCACAAATGGTACACGTATTACTACATTTCAAATTGATCCAGTGGACTTTACTGGCACACTTCAAGTACAAGGGTCATCAGATGCCACAGCTAATACTGTTGAGTGGTATGACGTGGACTTTGAAGATTTAAAAACAGGTAATACTGTTTCAGAAATAAACTTCATTCATGCAATTGAAAGATTGGGTATCAATGTTGAAGGATATCATCCTTATCTAAGATTATCATTTGGCATGTCCGACGGGAACATTGATTTAATACAGTACCGATGAAATTTAAAAAAATTGTTGGATTTGGGGACAGTTGGGTCTGGGGCGACGAGTTAATTGATCCAGAGTTGTTAAAACACAATTCTGATGCGCATCCAAGTCTAGTAGAGAATACGTCTTATCGTGAACGAAAATGCTTCCTGGGATTACTTGGTAGACATTATCAATTGCCCACAAAAAACTTTGGCATACCCGGCGGCAGTTTACAAAGCACCATGTGGACTTTTTTGTGGTGGTTACGCAACGAACCCAGTCCCGAAGAATGTATTGTTCTAGTAGGATTAACCGAAGGTAGTCGAATGAGTTTTTATAACCCTAGTCATGAAACTTACCCTAATGCTCCTACGTGGGATAGATTTGTTCACAGTTCGTGGGTACATGCTGGAGTCCAAGACGGTGCTGTGACTCGCGAATGGACCGATATGATTAAACGATACATGGTACTGAGTGAAAGTGATCCATTGTCAATGCTAAACTACGAACAAGCGTTGTACTTTTTTGATGGTGTGGCAGCCAGAAGAAATCTACCAATGTTGATCTGGGACATAAGCCCGCCACAAGAAGAAATTACAGTTCCTTCTAAGATATTGCCAGGATTTAATTTTGTACATTGGCTACGACGACATCCAAACGAAATGGAATTAACGTTTCCGGGCGGCCACCCTAATGAAAACGGACACATAATACTGCGAGATATGTTGCAACAAGAGATAGATTGTGTTATAATGTCTAAGTGATAGACATAATCAATTACCTGCCTGCTAAAAGAAAAACTAGTCCACAGGGCTGGACTAGTTTTAATGCTGTGTGTTGCACCCATAATGGTAACTCACAAGACAAACGTGGCCGAGGCGGCATCAAAGTCACCGACCAAGGTTGGAGTTACCACTGCTTCAATTGCGGCTACACAGCTAGCTTTGTACTAGGGCGTACTTTAAGTTTTAAAGCCAAACGATTGCTAGGTTGGATGGGTGTGCCGGACAACGAGATTGAAATGCTCAATCTTGAAAGTCTAAGACATCGCAACATACACGGAATTTTAGAAGATAGACAACGAGTATCCAACACACTGAGCGCAATTGAGTTTGGTGAGTCCGATGACTTTCCGCCTTACGCAGAAGTAGTTACTCCAGAATTTCCAACATACTGGGACTACATCCGCCATCGCGGCGTGCCAGAAGATTTTCCTGTAATGACTTCTATCAAGACTGATGGAGTTCATTGGACCAGACCGTATGTGTTGATACCGTTTACATACGACAACAAAGTAATAGGTTGGTGTGCTAGATTCTTAGATAACAAGATTCCCAAGTATATCAATCATAGCCAACCGGGCTATGTATTTGGCACAGACCTACAACATAATGACTGGCAGTATGTGATTGTTACAGAAGGTATATTTGATGCACTAAGCATTAGCGGCCTTGCACTAATGCACAACACCATCAGCGACAGTCAAGCTAGACTGATACGTAGCTTGGGCAAGGAAGTAGTTGTGGTTCCGGACCAAGACACAGCAGGTGTAGAACTGATTGACCGTGCTGTAGAATTAGGATATAGTGTTAGTATACCTACATGGCCAGACGACTGTAAAGACGTTAATGATGCAGTGATAAAGTTGGGCAAGTTAGGAGCCTTGCTAACTATTATGCAAGCAAAAGAGACCAGTAAGATAAAAATTGAAATAAGGAAAAAGCAACTTGTTAAAAGATTACGGACTTGATGTCCAACGATTATTCCTAGAGATGATGTTAGAAGACGCATCGAGTTATGTGCGTGTTCAAAATATTTATAACCCAGCAAACTTTGACAAGAGTTTGAGACCTGCGGCTGAGTTCATTAAAGAACACTCAGACAAGCACAAGACCATGCCAGACAGGCTGCAGATTTCAGCCACCACAGGCGTTAAACTTGCACCAGTGCCGGACTTGAACGAAGGTCATTACGATTGGTTCATGGGCGAGTTTGAATTGTTTACTAAACGTCAGGAACTTGAACGTGCTATTCTTAAATCAGCAGACTTGTTAGAAAAAGGCGAGTTTGAACCAGTTGAGAAACTGATCAAAGATGCTGTGCAGATTAGTTTAACCAAAGACATGGGCACAGACTACTTTGCTGATCCTGCGGCTCGCATCAACAAATACTTTAATTCAGGTGGACAAGTGTCAACAGGATGGCCACAACTGGACAAGTTGTTGTATGGTGGATTCAGTCGCGGTGAACTAAACATCTTTGCAGGTGGATCAGGATCTGGCAAATCACTTGTGATGATGAACATTGCATTAAACTGGTTGCAACAAGGTCTCAGTGGAGTATACATTACACTAGAACTTTCGGAAGAGCTTACTAGTTTAAGAACAGATGCTATGTTAACCAGCATGAGTACCAAAGACATCCGCAAAGACATTGACACTACTACAATGAAGGTTCGCCTGGTCAGTAAAAAATCTGGTCAATATCGAGTCAAGGCATTGCCGGCACAGAGCAACATTAATGATATCCGCAGTTATGTCAAAGAAGTGCAGATACAAACAGGTATCAAAATTGACTTTATGATGATTGACTATCTGGACTTGTTGATGCCTGTTAGTGCAAAGGTCAGTCCAAACGATTTGTTTGTAAAAGACAAGTATGTGAGTGAAGAACTACGAAACTTGGCCAAAGAGCTAGGTATGTTAATGGTAACAGCGTCACAGTTGAATCGTAGTGCTGTGGAAGAAATTGAGTTTGATCACTCGCACATTTCAGGTGGTATTTCCAAGATTAATACTGCTGACAACGTGTTTGGTATCTTTACGTCACGTGCTATGAAAGAGCGTGGCAAGTATCAGATCCAGTGTATGAAAAGTCGTAGTTCTACAGGCGTAGGACAAAAGATTGATTTGGAATACAACATTGAAACCATGCGTATTACTGACCCAGGAGTGTCTGACAACGATAATTTCCGTGGCGGTGCAAAACCTAGTATCATGGACTCATTCAAAACAAAAAGTACAGTAACTGACAATACGGCTGAAACCACATCATCAACTAAATGGGAAAGGCCTACAGGAACACCAGCATGGGAACAACCACCTAAGGTATCAGCTGATGTGCAAAGTGCCAAATTAAAACAACTGTTGGGACAAATTAAACAGTCATGAAATACTGCCCGGATGTTTGGAAAAGTTTATACATAGAGAAAAAATCTAAAAATACAATCGGTGTGGGATTTTGTTGTCAAAATCAGGTTGTTTACATTCCGGCCAATATAGAAGAGCTTCGCTCAACTATAGAAAAAAAACAACACGATTTTAAAAACAATTCAGAACCGACGCAATGTAACAATTGCTGGAGAATTGAAAAAACTGGATCACCCAGTCGCAGGCATGCTTCGATTGATTGGTTTGATAATAATCAGATAGATAATAATACCGACAACAAACTAATATCTCTAGATTGGAATAGTGAAAATGTTTGCAATCTTGCATGTATTTCCTGTGGCCCAAAGTATAGCAGTCGCTGGCGTCAAGAAATTTTAAATTATAGTTTTAACAACCTGTCGTCAGAAAAATATATTAACAATCTTAAAGATAATAAATTTTGGAAATCGTTAGATTTGCGCCATCTTAAAAGATTATATTTTAACGGAGGCGAACCGTTGATGAATTCTGATCACAAAGAAATATTGTCTCATCTAAGAGAGATAGGACAGTTATCAGAACTTGAGCTTTCTTATAATACCAACGGAACAATTATTCCCAACGACGAAGTATTAGATTATTGGAAAAATGTTGGACTACTGAGAATTTCTATTAGCATAGATGCAACTACTCAAGCTTTTGATTTTATACGTTGGCCCGCCAAATGGGAGCAAATTTTAACTTTTATTGAATTTATAAATCAGCAATCATTTAATATCATTATTGATATAACTTGCACAGTTGGCATCCACAATATTTTAGAAGTTGATAAATTAATTGCATGGCAAAAAACTAATTTATCAACCAATGCGCAAGGAGATCCAGTAGGTCTTAATTTTCAAATGGCTGGCCCAATCAGCCACGGTGGAACTGTACTAAAATTAAATACTATCAGTAAAAATCTTGCCACATGCATATTACCGCAATTAATTGAAATAAAAAAATACGGCATCTGGTCAGCCATTGAGAATAGCTTATTAAATGCCAACGGTAATGACTTGTGGGTTGAGTACTTAGATGAACTGTCTGCTCGACGACATATTAACTGGAAAGATCAGTTACCAACATTGGCAGAATCATTGAGAATTTCTTAAATTATCAAAACAAATTAACAAGTTCTGGCAGATAGTCTTTGATTAAGATATTCTTTGAAGAATCTTGTAATTTGATATTTTCCAACATTAAATTAAAATTTTGTTGGTCTTGGTCTGTGTGTACTGCCCCCACAAACATGTTATAGTCCATTGGTCTGAGCTTTTCTTTAAGCACTTGTTTGATGTCTGCGGACAAGGCTCTCGGTTGTAACCATTTTGGATTATAAATTGGATTTACAGAATATACTATATTATTTTGGTCAAACCATTTTTTTGTTTGGTTATGGTACAGCACATTCAAGTTACTTAATGTGTAATTTGAACTAACATTTTTTGAAATTTCTTTAAAGAATTGAAGATTTTGGTTCAGCTGGTCCCATTTCAATGGAAATCTGAGATACTCGAACACAGGTCCGACTCCGTCGATACTGAGAGAAAAATTAAGATTTTTAAATTTTGACAGTATTCTTTTTTGTTTATCTGACAGTACAACACTTCCGTTTGTTATCATACTTACAAATAGTTGATCGTTACCTGTATCAATTAAATGTTCTAATAATTCGAAGTTTTTCTTTTCGTACAGCGGTTCACCACCTAGCAAACTTAGCATTTTTAATTCTTTAAAATCTACATCTTGTTTGATTTTTTCTATGTCAATGAATTTGTATTTTTTAATTGGTATAGTTGGGTCTGTCTGACGATCGAGTTGTGCCCAACTACTACTGGCTCCGGCGCCACAGCTTACACAGGTAGCATTACAGGTGTAACTGGTTGTTAATTTTAGTATGCGGGTAGGAGTAATACCGTGTGTGGCATCTTGTATGATTTTTGTTAAGTCTTTATCCCAATAAAAATCTAAAGATTTGTTTTTAACCTGACGATCACTTTTTAAACCTTGATCTTCCAATGACCAGCATTTTTGACAAGCAGATGATCTTTGACCAGATAATAAATCTTTTTTAATTTCTTCAAGATTGTGATTCTTGGGCAATAAACAACAGGGTGTTTTGTTATTGTTATAATCAATTTCTTTACTAAACCACGGTAATACGCAAAATGTATCCATATTGTATTTACAGACAAACTATGTTATAATCAAATAAATAATATCAAAGGTCCTGAGCAAATTATGCAAAAGAAAACACGTAGCATTCTTGAAGAATTAGATGGTTTATACAATGATCGACATAAAGATCAGGATAAACGCTATATCATTGAAAGCCGAGCTGACCATGTTATAGCATCTGCTATAAGATTGATTGAACAAATCGAGTCATCATTTACGCCTGAGCAGTCAGAAAATCTAATTCGTAAACTGTTCAATGCTATGCGGGACAAAGACCCAAGTAAATTTACTAGAACAGTGAGAAGAACAAATGCAGATTCATGAGCTAACAAAACTTACCGAAGCAGGTGTTATGGATTATTTAAAAGCGGCTGTGAGCCGTGATCCTGCATTGGCAAACATGAGCTACGATCAAAAAATCAAAGCCATGCAAAACGACGAGTCAATGAAAAAGTTAGCACAAGTTGCCTCTCAAAATTGGATTAACAAAACTGTAAATCTGCAACGTGCTAATATGGGACAACCCATTAGTGATCAGGAATATACTGCTAACCTTACTGATTTTGTTAACAAAGTTATGCTAGGTGGTCAAATGAATCAACTTGACCCAACCAGCAAAGCCCGTGTAGATCAAGCCATTCAGTATGTTGCATCTAAGAAAAATACTCCCAAGGAGTTACCTGCGGCATTTCAGTCGTTGGCAGTTAGAACTAGTGCCGCACGTATGCAACAAAGACAACCCAAAGGTCAACGCGGCGGAAATAATCCTGCAAAGCCACCAGCAACAACACGAACAACAGCTACTACTCCAACAACAGCTACTACTCCAGCAACGCCACCGGCTACTACTCCAGCAACACCAACAACAGCTACTACTCCGGCAACGCCTGCTCAACCAACACCTGCACAAATTAGACA